GTTGCCAGTAGGCCAGTTATGCCCGTGCCTGTGACGTTTGCAGCAACCGTGCCTAATGCGTTCGCAATAGACATACCGCCCGCAATTACCTGGCTGGCGACCGTTCCCACGCTGCCAAGGCTGCTGGCGATGTTGCCAATGCCGCTTAAACCGCCTGCACCACCGCCGCCGCCCAACAGCGAAGAGGCTGCGCTGGCTATGCCGCCAGTACCACCCATGACGCCACCCACTACGCCCTGTATCGCTAGCTTTAAGACGGTAGTTTTAAACAGGTTTTTGATGCCATCCCAGAGCGATTTGAAGAAGCCTTTGCCGGATTCAAAAGCGCGGAATAGGCTGTTTGTTAAACCGCTTTCTAAGTCGGTTGCAAACTTTGCGCCCTGCTTTTGTAGCTCTGATAGCTTCTCAGATTCGGCGCTACGGTCAAACTTTTGTCCCTGCAATGCAGCGCGTTCTTTAAGTAGGCGTATCTCTTCCTCTAACGCAATTTGCTCACGGCTGTAAAACTGCTCACTTTGCAGAGACGCAAGCGCTTGCTCTTTTTGGGCAATCACGCCGTTTAATCGTGCCTGGGTCAGCGCCTGTTGCTGGTCGGCACTCAAGCCGATCAAAGCTACTTCGTCGGTTAGCGTTTTGTTTTGCTCAAAGCCTGACGCATTCGCTTTTTCTATAGCTTCTACGGTTTTGTATTTTTCCTCGCGCAGGGTTTTTTCAAGAGCCAGATTGGCTTCATTGGCAACACGCACGTTTTCAACAGCAGTAAATTCAGCCAGCAGAGCTTTGGTTTTTGCACTTACAGCGTCCCGAGCACTGATGCTTCCTTTTGCCAGCAGCTTTTGCACTTCCAGCACTTGCTTTTCAGAATCGGTAAGTTTGCGCCCGATGGTGATCTCTTCCTGATTCGCAGCAATCTTTTCTCTGATGCTGATGACAAGCTGCTGATAGGCTTTAATCTGTGGGTCTATTTTTTCAACCCCGCCGCCGCCTCCCGACCTTGCAGGCTTGGGTTCGTTTATGAGCGCAGGCAATTTAGGCTTCACCGGTACTAGGTCAGGTTCACCGTAACTGCCAGTTGCGCCCCCCGTGTTAGCTGGAGCCATACCGTAAAACCCACGCACGTTATCAGCGTAACGGCGCGTTGCGATTTCAAAGAAACTTTCCCCGGCTGCGCGACCTTCTTTAAACTTTTTAATGACCTCGTTGATAGACGCAACCAAAGGCCCGACGAGGGAACGCGACACGTCAGTCACGTTCTTTTGCATTTTGAAAAGCTCTTGATTAAACTTTTCTGCTTCCTCAGCCTGCCTAGTTGTGACCGTGGCAACTAGCTGACCTTTTTCGGCTAAGTCTTTGAGAAACGCTGCTACTTCTTTTGTGGATTTGCCAAAAAGCTCCTGCATACCTCGGGCTTTGTTGCCATCGTCGGCAAACTTGGCAAATGCCTGCGACGTTTTAAGTAACGCCTCTGCAGGGTCAATTTCCCTTAGCTCTTTAGCGCTTAAACCTAAAGCCTTTAAAACCTGCTCTGCCTCTGAGCCGATTTTTGCGCTGTTAAGAACGCCGTTGAACTTAATCATGGCTGCGCTGACAGTATCAAAACTGCCCCCGGTGCGCCTTGCTATGTCCTCAAGGGCGCTGATGTTTTCAATGGATGCGCCTGTAGCGTCCTTTAAATCATTTATCGCGTCAACGCCGTCATTGATTTTTTTGGCGAACAAGGCAAAAGCGCCCAACGCGGCCCCGGCTGCAATCGCCGCAGTTTTAAGATTGCTTAGTGAAGCGTTGAATGATTCGTTAGCGGTTGCGGCTTCAAGCGTTTTTGCTTTGGCTGCATCTAGTTGGTCAAGGTAGGGTTTCAAGCCGTTAACGTCAATGCCCCGCTGACCAGCCAACGCCCGGTAATAGTCAGCGCCTGACTTTGCGCCCGCTTCGGTAGCTGCAATTTGTCGCTGGATCGAGCCAATAATGTTTTTCGTTGCGTCTTCGACTTTTTTGGACGCAATCCTGCCGCCGTCGCCTGACTTTTCAAGCGCCCCACTAGCAGCGGCCCCAGCATCAATAACCGCGCCTTTAAACCCAGCAATGGATTTTTTAGCCGAACCAATGCCAGCTTCGACGCCCGACGCATCGGCTTTAATGTCAATAATGGCGCTTAAATCTGACATTGGTTTAATCTTTTTGGTTCATTGCGTTTAAGGCTGCGTGCTCAAGCGTGCGGATGTCTTCAAGCAGCAAATCCCATTCGTCAGGGTCAAGCTGCAATCGGTCAATCAAGGGGTAAACAGCGGCGTAATCAAGGCCCGTAGGCCCGCCCATGCCGCCGCCTCTCCACTGTGTACGCAGCCTGCAAAACAGGTGCACAGCAGCAGCGTTTTCGGGCCAGTAAATCACCGGCTCTGTGTCGTAATCTGAAGCGGTAAAACCGAAAGCGTTTAGCTCCGCTTCGTCAGCCTGTTTTTCGTAGAGGGCGCAGGCAACCTCGGTTAGTTTTTTGCCTTGCCCTCAGTCACGGCTTCGCGGTAAGCGCGTGTAATGGCAGCGCCAGCCGCGGGGAACTCGTTGATAAGCGCCTGCACGTTTGATTCGGTGAAGTCGTCTTCTAAATCCCAGCCAGTAGCACAGCCCATGATGTACTTCACTTCGTCGGCTTGGGTTTTGGCGGCGTTTTCAACAATGTCGAAACCGGCCTCTGCTGATTCAGCAGGTGGATTTTTGATGCCTGGGTAAATCTGGTCAATAAATTCGGCAAACTGCGTGCGGTCGCGGTTGCGGTAGCTCATAGTAATGTCGCCTTTGCCGCCTTGCAGCAGGGGGAAAGTGACCTTGTGCGTGAATGATTTTGGAGCACTGCCGAGTTTGATTTTTGACATGGTATTTTTTGTAGGTATGAAGTGAAAAAAGCCCTTGATCGGGAATGACCCGAGGGCGTAAAGAAGCCGCCCGGTTTAATGGGCGGCTTGAGGCAACGCGGTTTGTTTAGATCGTGTAGCGGACAGGACGCGACTGCAGCGAGAATGTCGCGGACACAGCGATAACTGAGCCTTTTGTCAATGTCGGTGTTTCGTTAAACGATACAAAGCCTTGATAAAGGATCAGCGAGTTATCAGGCAGCACCAAACGCAGCGCACGGACAGCGCGTGCATCGTTGGCAACCTTCAAAGCGACGTATCCGGCAAGCGCTGGATCGTCCGCAATACCAATCGTGATTGACTGCGCAGAGGTGATGGTCGGGATTTGCGTCTCGAAGTTTTGCTCCAAAAAGCTAAACGTCGCAAACTGCTGATCGCCGCCGCTGGTGCTGAAATCAAGAATCTGGCTAATCTGCGTAAACGCGCTGATCCTCTGCGCCGTACCGCCGCCAGAGCCAGCCGGGTAAAGCGTCAAGCTAACTGTGTCAATACCTTCAAGGTTGAAAGTATTGGCGGTCACGCCGGACACGCGTACAACGCGGTTGTTGAGGTTTGACCAGCCTGAAACGATGGTAACAATGTCGCCATTGACAAAGCTGTGAGCGGTGGAAGTGGCAACAGCCGGGTTGGCGTTTGTGATGCCGGAAACGGTCAAGACCGTGCCGTAAGTGGTCGCAAGCGAAACGATTGCGCCGTCTGGAAGTTTGGCTGCCATGATTGGCCTTTCTGAAAATGGACGAAAAAAAACCGCATTACTGCGGCAGGGTTGCGCCCATAAGCGGGCAAGAAAAAAGCCGCTGCGATTGCTCGAAGCGGCTTTAGGGGTTGGCCTTACGGCCTAAATCAAACTGAGAAAATCGTGAAATCCTGGCGTGTGCCGTACAGCTTCAAATCAAGCTCATAACTACCGACAAGCGAGCCAACCGGCGACGCCTGAAAAGCTGTGGACAGCCTCAGTGCGTCTTCTACCTGTAGCGCCAGCGCGTTAGCAGCAAGCCGCGTATCGGCCCAGACGTTTATTTGCATTCGTGCGTTGCGCTTGCCCGGCAAGGTGCGGTCTAAAAACGTGATCGCCTCGCCGCCTACCTGCTGCCATGTGATGTAAGGCCGCGCAGGTAAAGGCTCAGGGCCAACATCGGGATACACGCGGGCGCATAGCGTTTTCAGTAGCGTGTTTAGATCGACTTCAAGCGCCATTAATAGCCCCTTTTGCAAGCTCTAGAAACTTGGCTTTTGACGCTTTTAGTGCCGTGCGTTTTTTGCTTTCGTAGGCTGGCCGAATGAATGCTTGCGCTGCAATCTGCCTAGGCGAAGAAAGCGGCACGTAGTAAGCGTCCTTGACGGACTGCGGCGCTTTGCGATTCGGTGCTGGTTGGCCCCTCATTCCTGCGCGTACTGCTGTGTACCAATTGCCGTCTGATCCGATGTATGCTTTGTAGCGCTGTATGTGACCGTACTCAACAAGGTGGCCGTGTTGAGCTTTTTTCCGGTTCCAACTTACGTAATAAGTGGCATAAGCAGCCCCGCTGAATCGTTCAGCAAATACCTGATAAATTGATTTATTCAGGTTGCCGGTTTTTGTACCAAGAGCCGCAACATTGGACTTAACTTCGTCGTAAAACACTTGCGCGCCAGCCTGCGCCGAAGGCCTCACAGCTTCTTGCAGCTTTTCTTGCAAGGCGTTGAGCTTGGCTTGTAGTGCCGTGTCGTCAAACTTGATGCTTACGCTTGGCATTACGCGACCGCCTGACAAACCAAATCAACAAACACCCGTTTGCTATCCGGCAAAACTGCTTGAATTGCAAACACCGTAGCGCCCTGCAGCACGCGCATATCAGGCGTCACAACCCGATAACGGATGCGGATTGAAACCCGATTGACTGATACGTCAGCGGTGGCCTTAATCGCACTCATGCCGCTTTGGTGGCGAATGTCGGCGTAAACATCGGCTACGTTTGTCCAGCCTGTCAGCGGCTGGCCGATAGAGTCGGTTTCGCTAGTTGGAGCCTGTAGCGTTATCAGTGTGCGAAGCTGGCCTGCTTTCACGAGTACGCCTTCACGGTGTCGAGCAATGCGCAAGCACCACGCGATAATTCAGCCTGTTCTCGGTTTTCGTATAGCTCGCCAACAGTCAGCAATAAAGCCGCCTGCACTGCGGGCGGCACATTGCCAGCAACATAGCGAATCTTGACGGCATTAGCAGCGCTGCCGGTATCCCGCCAGCCGTCAACGGGGATAGCCCAGTTCTCAATTCCGTAATCATCTAATGCATAAAACGTGGAAGCCAGCGTTTGCTCTACCCCGGCACTGTCAATGTATTTAATGCTGATGATGCTGGTCACCGGGCCTTGCTTAAGCTGAATAGCGCCTGACGGGAAAGCGTCCAGAGCAAGCTCCAGCGTTTGCACTCCAATGGATCGCCCGGTGTAATGCTCTGCAAAATGCGCAGCCGCTGCCAAGTTTGACAAAAGCAAGGCGTCTTCAGGGTGTGGATCACCGACAAGCCGCAAGTGCAGGCGCATTTGTGCCAGCGTCAAAACTGCCGACGCCGGTGTGATGACTTTGATACCCATTAGTTACCTTGTGACTGTTTGCTGATTGCTGCGGTTGGCCGCTGTGCTTGGCTGTCGTGTGGCGTTGTCAGCGCTGGTGCGCGCCGCGCCGCCGCTGCTGAATCGCTGACTTGTCTGTACTGCCTCGCGCCCGAACAAGCTACCCCGTTGACTAGCGGCTACCAAAATGCCGTTTCCTGAAAATGCCAATTGCAGACCGTTGCTTGCCAGTAGCAGATGCGCCTGCACCACTACCGACCCGGCTGCGATGTTGTCCTGTACGCTTGCCGCAGCAACCAGCTTGTGCGATTGCGACACAACGCCAGCGCCAGAGCTGGATTGCTGCACCGTGACGCCAGCGGCCAACGGATACTGAATTCCTATAACGCCAGCGCCGCTGCTTGCTCCTTGCGTTGCCGTGCCGCCCGTTAGAAAAACTGGAATCGACACCACGCCAGCGCCGCTGCCCGCGCCCTGCCCACTTGCAGCACCTTGCAGCGCATGGAATTGATTAACGCTGCCAGCACCCGCCGCCGCGCTTTGATTTGCCCCGGCCCCTGTCAGCGCGTGCGCCTGGGTCACTGCCCCGGATGCACTAGCCGCGCCCTGCGTGCTCAATGCACCTGTCAGCGTCACACTTGCCGCCACAGCCCCTGCACTCGACGCGCCGGTCTGTGTTGTTGCTGCGCCGGTCAGGGCGTGGATTTGCACTACCGCACCAGAATCCGATGCACTTGCTTGGCTACTGGTGGCCCCCGACAAAACTTGCACTTGCCCGGCTACGCCCGTCCCGCTTATTGCGCTCTGTGTGGCACCAGCACCAACCAATATGCGCGCTTGGGATATCGCTCCAGTGCCGGATGCCTGCGCTTGGCTAGTTGACGCGCCCGTCAAAATTTGCGCTTGCGCTACCGCTCCCGTTCCGCTGCTGGCAGCTTGGCTACTTCCCGCCCCAACCAAACTGACTGGCGCAGCCGCCGCCAGGTTATTTTGAAAGAGCGTTAACAGCACGGTTTAAGGGCCGGTATAAAAGTACGCGGTAATCCTGCTTTGCACGCCTGCGCCTGCGAGCGGTGCTGTGATGGTTGTTGCGGTTGCTGCTGCTGACGACTTGATGCCGTTTTCTAGCTGCTCATCGACTACGGTCTTTGACGTACCTGCTGCTAGTGCGTTGCCATCTGTCCAAGCCAATGCGCCGGGTAAGTTGGTCGAAGTGAATGCAAGGGTGGTAGCCGCCGCTGCAACAGCCGTAATCGTTGGGTTGTGCAAGGTGATGCGGATGCGCGTGACGTAGTGAAACTGGCCTGCAGCCGGTGCGGGCAATGTCAGCGTTGCAGCGGTGTTAGCCACTGACAATACGGTCACAGCGGTGACGGCAGTCATTTGCGTGCGCAATCCGTTGATTGCATCGCCTCGTGCACGATCCCAGCCTACGCCGTTGTAAACCATCCCAAAGCCCAGCACCTCTTCAAAATCATTCTCATTGCTGCGGGCGTCTTGCGGCCTGACCGATGCGCCTTTTCCATACGCTTTGTAGAGCTTGGTTTGCAGCCGGAAAGCTGTTTGTGCTGTTGCGCCGTTGGTGTACACGATGCGGAAAAACCGCGCTGATGCGCCCACGCTAAACGGTCTGCCGGTTGTTGCAGGTACGGTAAAAGCGTCTATCGAGTCCCAGTTTGTGCCGTTTGTCGATTGCTGAAGCTGCAAGCCATCTACCGCACTGGGCTGGTCTGCAAAAACCATTAAGCGAACATCGGCAAATTCTGTAATATCTTCGGCTGGGCCGGTAAACACACCATTAGCAGCAAGGGCAACCGAAGTGCTGTTAACTGTCGAGATGATGCCGTTAGCTGTAACGGATAGAGCACCACTGACAGGCACAGGCGTAGCCCTGAGTTGTGTGTCTGTCAGCGCAAGCGTGTTTGACATGGTTACAGGCAACGGAGTCGCTCGTAACTGCGTGTCGGTGGCAGGGCCGGACACTGGCTGCGTGGCTTGAAAGAATGCACCGCTAACAGGCAAGGCTGTAGCTCTAATTTGGGTGTCTGTCAGCCCTTGCGCCACCATATTTGATACGGCTACGGTGCCAGATACAGGCACAGCGGTTAGCCGTAGCTGCGTGTCTGTCAAACCTTGGGTGACCATGTTGGACACCGCAACCGTGCCGCTTATAGGCTGCGTAGCTTGAAAGAATGCGCCAGCTACCGGCATCGGGTTAGCTGCTGATGCTGTTTTAAAGTCACTAGCTGCGCCGTGTCCGACCTTGACAAACTGCACCGAAGCGCCAGCCGGAGCCGCTACACCGTCAACCGTGGTCAGGGTATCGACTAGCGGCTTGTCACCACCCGTGCCGGGGTTTAGCGTGATCGTTGCAGTGGTCATGTTTTAAACGGGCTGTTGGCTGGTGTAAACCAGAGCCGGAAAATTGATCGTATTGCCAGAAGTGATAGGCTGATCACTCGTTTCGTCTGTGACCCAGATCACAACACCAACGCCGTCAGTAAAAGCAATGTGCAAGTTTGGCGTAGCGGCTGTTGCTGTAGCTGTGTCAGCCTTTCCTGCCGCCGTCGTCAACGTGCGGTTGTTTCCCACGGCGGCAAGGGTGAAGTCCGCAGCGACCATCGTCACACCAGCGTTTAGCCTGTTAGCAAAAACCACTGCGTAGGTGTCGCCTGCGGTGTATGTGCTCAAAAGCAGCATTTTTGTAGCCACTGTTTTGATGTCGTTCAGGCCGTTGTCCAAAACGCCACTTCTTACCCATTTAGCCATGATGTTTCCTTTGAATCTTGTTTGCTTTTGATGCTTGCTCTGAGATACGCCCCGGCAGAGGCGTATGACGCAGCAATTAGGCTTTGTGGGCCTGCTTTTTGGTCTTTGGTTCGTCTACTTCGACGGGTGGTTTGGCTTTGGTGTACTTGGCCGCGCCGCAATCAGTCACCAGGTGGTCGGCAAACTCAGCGCTGGTTCGCACAATGTCGCCTTGCTTAAGCGTCCCGTACTGCGCCGTTACGACGCAGCCGAGAATCTCAATTTCAACCATTAAGCTGGAGCCAACAGGCCGTAACGCGCTGCTGCTGGTTTTTCAACAGTCAGTGCCAAACGGCGTTCGGCGCGGATAGTCAAAAGGTTCAACTGGAAGTTGTTTTCGTCGGAATCGCTGATCTCGACCACAACACCTTCGCGGTTGTGCAGCGTTGCGGCTTGCGACAAGCTACCAACCCACACATTGCCCGCAATCATGGCGTTTGATGCCACGACAGGACGGCCAAACAGGGATGGCGCAACGACAGAACCAGGATCACCCAACAGGTAGCGACCTTGCGAGTCTTTCGACAAGCGCATAGTCCACCAATCACCCGTGTTCAGGATGACCACATCAGCCGGATAGTCGGCAAGTGCAGCATCGCCCATCATCTTGCCGATAAGGTCAAAGCGGTTTGTCGCCGACAGTCCTGCATTGGTCAGCATCAGAGCGGTGTAGCCGTGCGGTGTGAAATTGCCGGTGTTGGTCAGGCCGTTCAGGTTAGGCGCTACGCCGTTGCCTGCTACAAGCTGATTTTCCACGCGCAAATTCACGCCGTAGACCATGCGGCGATTGATGTACGCGGCCAGAGCTGCGTTGTCCATCGCCAGTTGTCGCGTGATCTTGATCCAATGCGCCACTGTGCTGACGGGCATCGTGCCGGTCGTGAAGGTCAGGCTGGACTGAGGCTTAACCAAACCCTCGGCAGTTTCTGCGGCTGCGTTGGTGAAGACGTTTTCACGGATCCAATCAATCGACGGCGCGGTGGTCGGGATCGAGGTCAACAGGTCTTCAATTGTGAATACGCGGAAAGCGCCTTCAACAATTCCGGGCTTGCGGTCGCTGTAGGTCGCGCCGATGGCGTTGGTGATGGTGTTTTTCAACTCAAGGCGCATACCGCCGCGTCGTTCTTGCTTCAAAAACGTACTGTATTGCGCGTTTTTCGTGAACTGAGCGCCGACGCTTTCGTCTTTGGCTTCAGTATCAGCGGGCGCGCTCGACTTTTGCTCGATTTGCAGCATACGGTCGGCAAGGGTGCGCTGCTCAACGCCGATGGTATCAATGGCGGCTTTGGTGTCGGTAGACACTTGACCGAGGGTTTTCATCTCGCCATCAGCCTTTTCAGACATGGTTTTGAGCTTGAGTTCAACAGAATCGAGGGCTTTCAAAATAGCGTCGGACATATTGGGTTCCTTTAGACGTAAAAAAACCGCCTCAGTGGGCGGCTAGATGCAGGGTTTTGCGTGCTTTATGCGCTGATTTTCTGGAGTCGATCCAGTATTTCAGCCATTTCTTTCGCTTCTTTGTCGCCTGCGCCTGCATCCCGCAGGGTGAACAACTCTTTAGCGCGGGCGGTCAACGCTTGTGCCGCCCCCTTACTGAATCCACCTGCATCCCGCAGGAACGACTCAAATTCTCTAATTGTTTCGACTTGCTTGATTTCGTCGCCGTAGCTCTTGACGCTGGATAGGTCAACGCGGGCGAATTTGTCAGCCGGGAAGGTCACGATGCTGACTTCGGCCAGTTGCGATATGTTTTTGATGATCCGGCCCGTATCGGTGTCGGTGTAGTCGCCTTTTTTGAGCCTGTAGCCGATGCTCATGCTGTCGACTGTGCCGTGCATCAAAGCCGCCTTAACTTCCTGCGCCATTGCGTTACCGGGTGTGAATTCGCCCGTCATAAGCAGGCCGGTATCGGTTTCTTCAGCCTTTATCCACTTACCAAGCGGCACTTGGTCGCTTGAATGGTTAAAAAACATTTTGGGAAGACCGTGCGCGGTCAGTGTTTCAGCGTATGCGCCTTTGACAATCGTGTCTCCGTAGCTGTCCACATTGCCAAAAGTTGACGCAAGACCGACAAAATGCGCCCCGTCTGATGCCATTTTGAACTGCGCATCAGCAAGGGCGAGTGATTTATGTTCCATGATTTTCCTTTATTGGGCGATATTCGCGCCACTGCCACCGGATGCAACTTGTTTGCCCAACATATTCAACGGGACAAGGTTAGATTGGGCGTGTAATACGTTAGTGCCTGCCATGTACGGCCACCCCTCCAACTGCCTCGCCTCTGCAATCGTAATCACGCCGTTTTGCAACAATTTGGCGTATGTCTCAGACCTTTGCACAGGATTGCCCCTTAACAACGCATCAATGCTGATTTCGACGGTCATAGTGGCCCGCTGGCGTGAGGTCATCACCCTTTTACGCACGGCCTGCTCAATATTGACCAGCATCGGGCGTAGGCTCAGGGTGTAAAACCCCTGCACAATTTGCTCAATTCCGCTGCCCCATGCGGTGACGTTTGAATGACCAATTAAAACGGGCGGTACGTCAAACCAGCGGCACAACTCTTCGGTACTTAGGACGCGCGCCTCCAATAATTGCTGGTCAACCGGGCTTATGCTCAGTTGCTCATATTTCATGTTAGCTTCAAGCAGAAACAGGCGGGCGGCGTTGCCTTCAGCCATGCCTGCAAAGTTTGCCAGCAGTGCTTTTCGCTGGTCAGCGTTTAGCACCTTGTCGATCATCAAAACGCCGGTTGGTTTGCCGCCGTTGCCAAATATTTTGCTGGCCTGCGCTTGCGCCTTGCTCGCTTCGTCAGTTGAAGACCGCATAAATTCCAGCTTTGCGAGTCCCGTAGTCCCGTTGCCTAGATTCTTCAGGTGCATCACGTTTTCTGCAGCCAAAATAGCAACGTCGTTAGCGAAACTGTACTCGTAGACCATCGACCCATCAGGCAGCACCAGCACCTCTACTTGATCGGCGGGCATGGGCCAAAGGGCTATTGCTTCGCCGTTGGTGTCCCTGTCAACACGCGCGTAGGCATTGCCGCGCAAGTCGTGATTGAGCATCATCGACCGCCAAAACTCATAAGGCGTCATCCGACTGTTTGGGCTTTCGTGTAGCAACTCAAAAAGGCGTGATTTACGCGCTAAAACCTTTTCGCCATTCTTTGTTTCGTATGCGAAAAACGGCAGACTTGCCATTGTTGAAGCCCTGCGGTCAATGCACGCCCAAACAGTGGCAATTTGCAGCGCGCCGTCAACGGTCGCCACTGCGGTATCAGGAATCAGCGCCGCGCCAGGTTGTGCATTTTGCTGCCCTACCCCCTCACCAATGGCACCACCCCCGCCAAACCATGAGCGGAATGTGTTGTAAATAGATGCCATAGGATGTAATTCAGTTTGATATTGGACTATTTAGGAAGTCGTCTATGTTTGATTCAGTTTCAGTGGCTGGCATAACGCCGCAAGCCATAGCCAGCGCGACCATGCCGTCAATCCGGCCACGCGCGTGTTTCTTGTCGAACTTACGCGCGCCTGAATCGCCAATCACTTTGGCGTTTTTTGCGCACATTTCCAAAATCGGATGATTGCCGTGTTGAAGTTGTTTGCCTAGAAGTTTGGCCTCCAAAGCTCTAAGCGCTGGCGTCATACTCAAAGTGCCTTGCCCATACGGCACAAACTTTTCTAGTTCACTGTCGCTGAAATTAGCTTTTACAAGCCACGGCTTTAAATGTTCAAACAAAGCGCGATCAAAAGCGATACGCTGTACATCACAGCGATCAAATAAGCCGCGCATTGCATCTGCCACAAATTCATATTCAATTGCCCTGCCTGGTGTCGTGTTCAAGTGGCCTTGTTTGGCCCACAAGTCATACGGCACGCGATCTTTACGGGACTTTTCTGCCAAGCCTTCAGCCGGTAACCAAAACTCCGAATGCACGCCGCCGTCATCCGTCACTAAAACAAGCGCTGTTAGGTCGTTGACGCTAGACAGGTCTAAGCCGCCCCATACCTGTTTACCCTCAATAGGGCCGCATTCACCGCCGTTGTCGCGCCATACGTTCTGGCTCACGAACGGGCTGACAGCTTCGACGCGCTGATTCAAGATCAGATTACGGAACTCGGGTTCGTTCGCTGGCATTTCCATTGCTGACTTGCACTGCTTTTCAATGTCAGCAACGCTGCGAAACTTACCCATTGCGGGGTTTGATGCCGCCCACGCTTTCTTGTCATCCAGAGCGCAATCTTTTGGCGCTTCGTACACATGGCAAACCACACGCGGATCAGGCGCTGCGCGTTGCGCGTCAATCCATGTCGAAAACATATCCGCGTCCGTAGGCGCCTGGGTTGAAATCGCAATCAGCAGCGGGCTGGTGTATGCACCCTGCGCGCTAGTGATTGCGGTCACAAATTTATCTGTCGGCCCTACTACCTGGCCCACCTCGTCCAAAATTGCCAGAATTGGTGAAAGTCCGTGTGCCGTCTTACCTTCTGCTGATAGCGCGCGGTATAAAACATTCTTACTCAAGCCGATTAACCGCTTACCGCTGGGCAGGATGCGGACCAGCTTCGTCAAGATAGGCGACATTTCAATCATTTTGCGCGCCAGTTCAAAGACGACCGCCGCCTGCTCTTTTGACTGCGCACCGCTGACGATCTGGCTGTTTTGCACCGCTTCAGGCCCGCAGATATGCGCCAGCAGAATTGCCGCGATCAGCGCCGTCTTGCCGTTTTTGCGTCCAATGGACAGGTAGGCAGTGTGGGTTCCTATCGGGTTGTCGTAAATTTCCTTGATAAAGCGAACCTGAAACGGCTCAAGCTTTATCGGCTTGCCTATGTGCTGCCCTTCAGGAGAAAGCACGTACTTGTGGATAAACGCGACGACCTTTTCGCCGCGTGTAAGCTTTTTAGCCATTACGCCAGTAATTCGTCGTCTTCCAGTTCTTCGCGCAACTTTCGAGACTGTCGTTCAATCTTTCGCCCCGGCGCTTCATCGCGGGCTGCACCAGCGACCCGGCCACCCATGCGCAAAGTCCGCATCAAAGCCATTTCACGACGAGCGAACTGCTCCAGCACTGAAACGCGGGGGTTAACGACCGCCGTGCCTTTGTCGTTCTTTATTACAGTTCCCTCAACATCAAGCGCGGACTGTTCGTTTTCGATGTCATGCAGGCATCTGGCGAGCTGTGCAGCAACCACTAAATCAGTCTCAGTCCACTCGTCCCTCGCGCGTGCGCGCACAACGCCCTGCCAAAACACCTGATCGCCGCCACGCAAATTGACGTGCGCAGGTACGGCAATCTCGTCTTTTGAGGCGTTGACCATAGCCCGAACTGCACTGGCAGCGGAGTCAGCGCGGTTTCTTTTGGTGGCCATGTAGTTTCCTGCCTTACTTTGGCGACGAGTTGTGCGTTAGCGTTAAATCAAAGGGTACTGTCGGGTTTGGTCATAAGAGGCTGTGGACTTCTTGCCCACCCACCCCATCACCACACCACGCGACCACTTACGTCAAACTCTGCTCGCTTCTCACCTGACCGCTCAAGCATCTGCTTGTCTCCGTCATGATGCGGTTTACACAGCGCCTGCCAGTTGTTATCGCTATCCCAAAACAGCGTTTGATCGCCTTGATGCGGCGTGATGTGATCGACTACGTTTGCTGCTGTCACCATTGGGGGCTTCATAGCTTGGCACATCACACACAGCGGATGCTCTGCAAGATACGCATTGCGCGCCTTTGTCCATGCCCAGGTGTAGCCGCGCTCTGTTGCTGTCCGCTTGTCTGTGCGCCAGCTAGGCTGCTTCTGCTTCGTTGCCACTAAATCAGAACCAGCAACTTCGCTCCCTTGCTGATGTTCTCCGTTGCCCACATAGGCCGTAGATTGCTCAAGTGATTCAGCGCTATAACTTCCGCTTCATTAGTCGCGGACGCTAGCGGCACGATGTGGTCTATGTGAATCTCTTTACCCATGCGATCCCAGTTCATGCCTTTGGTGAACTGCCTCTCAATATGAATCATGAACTCTTCGAAGGTGCCACCAAGGATCGCTAAAGTCTCCTTATTTTTGCGGCATCCGAACGATAAAAAGGCATTGCTTATTTGTGAACGAATCCGCTTCTTAAGCGCAAACAATGGGTCGCTTAGTAATTTAGCTTTCGACCAATCATTTTGTCTTTGCGTCACCTTTGCGCGGTTAGCCGCCACATAAGCACGCTTCTGGTCGTTCATCCGCTGCCCATGCGTTAATCGTCTTGCCCTGCCTACCGCCTGCAATCGGTCACGCTTGCCGTTCAGGTTGGCCGCATAGGTTGCGCGGGCCGCTGCGTTGCTGCAATCCAAGCACTCATGACTAAAGCCTTTTGCCTTCTTTCTAAATCCATCCATGGACTTAACCTGCTGACAAGTCCTGCATTGCCGCTCGCCTACCTTGAACAAAGCCTGACTCTGTAGGTTCCACTTATTCTTGTCTTCGGTGCCCATCAGTTTGGCGCGTCGCAGGTTTTGTCTAAGACAAATACATGCCTTGCAGACGCACCCGAAGGGGGTGCTATGCCGCACAGGGAATTGATCTATCGCTTTACCCTCACCGCACTTCGTGCAATGCTTGACGGGGTTTAGAATTACTGTAGCTGTCATGCGTTCCTCCAGAACGTTTGATGGTTAGAAGGTCGGAGGTGTTATCAGCACTGTCCGGCCTTCGTCTATTTTAGCTCATCAGTAGCGAATTACCTACCCGCTCGGTAGCGCCTGCTTTGGTGTCCAGCACCTTCACGCGGTTGGTGTTGAGTACGGCCAATAGGGGTTTTAACGTCTTCAGTGCCATGCGCGCCCTTCGGGTTTAGCCTTGCGGCCAGGGCCGACCGTTCCCGCCGTGTGGATGGTGCGATGCCATTCGGAGATAACAGGATTTAGCCGTCCTGCTCGCGCCCACACTGCGCGATGACTCGGCAATAGGTGCGGGACGCGAATCTAAGCGTATAGCTGTGATTGTTGATTCGGCCCGCTAAACAGAAAAGCCCGCTAAGGAGTAAACCTTGCGGGCTTTAAATTAATTTGATGGCACGGTGTCGAACCTTGCTAGCGCAGGCCGTTAGACCAGGCTTTCCACTATCATCAAAACGGCTGCTGACTAGCTCTCTAATGGTTCGCGTAACCACCTTACCTTACGGCCCTTGGGGTTTCACTAATCAACATGCGTTTTGAATGTGGTTCTGCAATTGCTTACGCCCCACATCCATATATTATGCTAATTAATGCGGTTGTCAACGCTTTTTTGTAGTTATTTCTTAGCGTTGTCAATCGCATTGCGCACCCATTGCGCACCACCCAGCAACTTGACTTTTGCTAAAAGCTCCGGCGACATGACAACTTGCAGCACTGGAGACTTGCCTGCACCTTGAAGGCTCTTGCGCCCCTGCCCACGCTCTGCAGGCGGGCGCTTGGCAGGTATGTTCACGCCTTAAAATCCCAGCAATTCTTGCCAATGGACTCTGAAAGCTGCTGCCAGTTGTCGTAGCTGTCGCCATCAACAAGCGCGATACCATTGCCATAAGAGTCTTGAAATACAGTGAATCCGGTGGATGCAGTAACAGCCTCGCAAAGTGCGTCGGTGTCGATTTCGATAGCTGTTGCATCATCGCCAAATTGAGCTGAAGCATCGGCGTAATCTTTAAAGCCTGCATCGCTTGCGTATGCGTCGAGGGCTTCGGTTGCCGTACCCGCAACATAGCAACCCATGTCGCTGTCGTTTACGCTAATTGTGAAAGTTGCCATTTTGATCTCCACTTAGGTTGGCGTGATTGCTTCCCCTTGAGTGATAGTATATTAGCTAATCAATCATCAGTGCAATGATTAAATAATATTTTTTCATAGGACAAACCCTTACATTACCCCCGCAGCGCTTAACCTCGTCATCAGTGCGCTCTTAGCCGCCATCAGTATTGCAGCGCGTTCCATTGGGTCAGCCGGTAGCCTTGCGCTAGTCCAGACGCTGACACCTGTGTAAAGGTTGCGCGCTTTGATCTGTATAGCTGTTCGGTGGCTTGGCTCTAGCTCAGAAATGTGAAAATCCAAAGCTTTCATCGTTGAATTGTGCTTTGCGTTATCTAATACTTCGTCGGCGTCCTGCCACTGCCTGCTGCTTTTAACGTCGGTGAACATGGCGCAGCTACCACTTTGGGATACGTGCCTGAAGTTGCTGGCCCAACAATGCCAATCCGTCAAAAGAGCGTCAAAAATGTTGTCAATGTCGTTGCGCATCATGTTTGCCCTTTCAGATATCACTACGGCCCCAGCCTTCACGCCTGAATTCATTGCCAGCATCACGGGAGACAATGGCTATGCAGTCCATGAATGTGCAAAACTCGTGTTTAAAACGCATGAACTGTTTTTCGGCAACTTCCGTTTTTTTGGCATCCTGTTTGTGTTTTGCATCACGCATTTCTTCATGATAAAAACTCATGTAACGCCTCGCAATCAGTGCCTTGTTTGCCAAAGTTAAAACGTCATTCGCTTTCATGCTTGTCCTTTTTTAATAGCTATCTAAGCCCGCAGGCATTGCGCTTATCAACTATCTTTTTCAAGATAACTTTGGATATTTGGGCATCAAGGCGCTATATCCATTGATAGCACTTGCGCGCCATGCAATCGGCCAGAAACTTTGTCCAGATGCGAGCCGTCCTAATGCTTTTGTAGCGCTGGCCGTCATTCGTTAAATCCAGCCCTTTAGCCTGCGCCTCGAAATCTGCGTTTAGTTGGATGATGGTCATTTGCTGCCTTTGGTTAGTCATGCTGCTGCGCGCTCCATAGGTTGACTTTTGTAAACAGGCTCCACACCACTTTGTGCGGCCATAGCCACGAGAAATTCCATCCACTCGCTAAAAACCCGCTTGCCCATTTGGCTAGTGCGTTGTGGCAGCATGATTACCTTGTTGTCAAATGCAGCCATGCGGGTTTCACCATTCCAGCAGCCGGTTAAAACGTCTTTCCAATCGTCGTCCGTGGCCTTTTGCATGACGCCGTTTATGCAAAGCTGTTTTTGCGCTGCGAACCCGGCCAGATACGGCCATTGCGCCGCGTTTTGATCCAGCGTGCGGTTAGGCTCGCTGACCACCACAGCAAAGCCTTCAGGCGCGTCCTTTACGGCTTGCAGGGCGTTTGAGCGGGCTTGGGTGTGCACCAGGATAAATGTGCGCTTCATGCTTTCAACTCCAAAAGCAGCCAATCGTCATAGGCATCTTTTGGTTTGTACCCAATACCAGTAACAGTTTTACCCGGCTCACTAAAACGGCAGTACCACAGGCCACGGCGTTTGAAAATATGCGGTTTCATGCTGCTGCTTTCAGTGCTTTTGTTTTTGCGGCGTAGTCGGTCTTAATCGCTTGAAGTTGTGGAATCGTGTATTTTTTTGGTTCGTGGTGGCTTTCTAGCCAAGCTACAAACTCAGGCCCGATCTTGGCTATCAGATTAAGGCGGTACTTGGCGATATTGCCGCTTAAATGGTTATTACATGGGGCGCATTGCTTGTGTACGTTTAGCGCCTCAAACCGTAATTCCGGCCTTGCACCTGTGCTTAAAAAATGTCCGGCATGGTATTGCCCTTGATGATGGCGCTGGCACGATATGCACGGCTGGTCGTCATCGCGTAGGCGTATCCATGCATTGAATGCGGTCTGTGCTTCACGCGCCCACTGTGATTTACTTTTCAGTTTGTCCAGCTTGGCTTTTGTCTCGCGCTTGTCCTTCACCGCTGCAATCTTTTTAGCTTTGCCGGTGACTGACCGGGCAAACGTCATTGCGCAAAAGTTAGAACATACCTTTGCGGCCATGCGTTGCGGTGTAAATTTGGTCTTGCACACTGCGCACGTTTTGGGCTTGGGTGGTTTGGCTTGCAGGGTCATGCTATTGGCCCTAAAAACAAAAGTGATTGCGTAGGTATGACACCCCCTGCGTCATAACGTATTGAATCGCCTTTTGGGTATGCTTCTAAACCATACTTAAGATCAGCAAAAAGCCTTTTTTTATCGCTTTTACTGCCGCTGAAAAAAACATACCTGTGTTTTCTTGATCTGTTTTTTAGCTTAAATTTATCGCCAAATTTTTCTCGCATAAATTCAACACGGTTTTTTTGACCTCGTGACATATCCGCTATCGTTGCGCCATGCAAATGCTCTAAACCTTCAACCGTCCAATCCGTACGCTTTGCGCTTAACCCTGTATAGACAAAATTTGCAGCCTGATAAACATAACCAACATGACCAACGCCAATATCAGCATAAGAAACAACAATCGAAGGTTTCGGAAGTAATCGCAAAGACCTGCCAATCAAAAAGCTTGCAAAGTTTTCACCGCTTTCACAGCACAAACGGTTTAATTCCAAAACCAAACCTTCGTTCTTTTTTCCACAAATGCCAGACCGAAGCGGAGAGCTTGACGGAACTCCATAAGTACAAATTCCTACTAACCGATCATTAACATACAAGCCAAAAGCATGAGATATTGGGCAAAGCCTTTTTGCATAATGTTTTTTCAATAGCCACGGCTCGCATTCGCTATGCAATATCGGGAGAACTCTCACACCTTCACCCCCGCGCTTTCACAGCCGCCAATATCGCTTCCCTCGACAAAGAACCCTTGCGCCGGGTCAGGGCGTAGATGTGGCCCTCCTGCATCGCTTTGGATGGTCTGGCTGATATAACCAAGCTTGCAGCGCATTGCAGGCAGTGCATGTGATAGCCGCCGTGCAAAGGCTTCGTCTGTCTTGTCGTGCAGTTGTTGCAAGTCATTGCTCATACGCCCACCATTGGCGACAACAGCGAAGTAATATCGCCACAGACGACCAGCGCCAAATTTATCTCAGCCCTTGTCGGCGTCTTATCGCCAGCACGGACGCGGTTTAGGATTTCGTGGGCTTGGGTTTCGGTCATACTGAAACCTCGTATTCTTTTTGAGCCATCTCGCAAAAAATGCCACATTGAATCTCTGGCTCTGTTTGGTAGTCGCCTATGCCTTGTGGCAGTTCGTCGAGGAATATCCGCTGCTCACCCACGCGGGTCATGCGTGCGCCTATTTCACGCGACACCTGTGCCATGCGGTCAAACTCAGCCGGAAAATCGTCGCGGATTTTGTTCCAATAGCCTGCGCCAGTAGCTTTGCAGCAGCCGATACAGTTGTTGTGCTGGTAGCCCAAGCTGTACATCACAGGAAGTTCAATTCCTGCGTTGCTTACCATTGCCAAGCAATCCGAATGCTCCAATCCGCGCTCCATAAGTGGCGACACAGCGTCTATGTTGTTTGCGTCAAGAAAACCGTCCCAGCGGCCTTGCTCTTCTGCGCAATAACCGAAAACATGCTTATCGTCTGGTTTTTGGAAATCAAGCCGTACCTGCTTTTTAAGCAACATCGTGCAAGGCGCGCCCGCAATACCGCTGATATATTTACGCTTCTCGAATACCTCGTAAATGCTGCCGTTGTACTTTTCGCTGATTAGGTTCGTTATCGGCATACCAAACCACTTTTCGCAATCAGCGGCAAACCGGTCGTTGTCGGGATGTTCCTCTTTGACAATGCAACGAGCGATAACAATCTCACGCCCCGCATATTGGGTAATGGCTAACTTTGTGGCGACGGCACTGGCGGCACCACATGAAAACCAACAAACAACACGGCTCATGCTGCTGCCTTTGGAGTTAGCGAAAACGGTGCAACGGCTGACCGTGCCAGCTTCAGCGAATAGGGAAGAATCTTGTCGCCAGATGCATGGCGGGCGATGATTCTGTGCGCCCAATCCTTACTGCCGTTCGGAACTGTCGTCTTCAGGTTTTGCAGCTTTTGAGTAAATCCCGCAACAATGTCGGCGTCTAAACGCTGGGTTGGCGGTAGTGGTTCACCTGCCTCTGCGGGCATTTTCCAGGCGATAGCGCGAAACTCCAGCACTGTCGGCGGCTTGTCTGTAGGCAGGTTTTGCAAGGCAAAGCCTATGCGCTTGGGTGCGCGGTCAAGCCCGTCAAGCTCATGCGCCCAATCAGCCTTAACTGCGTCGAGGTCCAAGTCCTGCCAGCGGCGCAGAAACTGCTGACCGTAGATCAGCGTCAGCTTCGTGAAAATCGGCTCAACCCAGCTTGAGGGCAGTGACATTGCTAGCTCCTAATTCGGTGAAAAACGTGTTTGGATTTACTGCGCCTAACGCTATTCGGGGCACGGCTTTTTGTGTTTCGGCCCGCTGCTGTTCGCGCCATGCGGGTAGGGTTGAAGCAGCCTTTGCGAATTTGCGGGCATTGCCGCACCAGGTTCGCCATGCAGCCTGCCAATCAGCCATCAAGCTCCCTTTGCTGGTGTGGTGATTGAAAAACGCTGCAAGCTCGACTGAAACATTCAACCCAACCGCATCGGCAAGTCCGGCCTCGTTCGGGAAAAAGTCTTCCGGGATTGAGGTTCTCGGCTTACCTTTTTTTGGTGCAGCGAAAGCTGCGGGCTTTTCATGAATCAATAAATCAGGAATCAGAGAATCAGGAATCAGGAATCCGGAATCAGGGGGATTTCCACGCAAGTCAGACCGTGAGTTCACCGGTACTTCACCGTTAACTATCGGTTGTGGCAACGTAGATGCACGTTCTGTATGGTGTGGTGCTTGATGCTTATCCCAGTTATTAACCACGATGCAAGCCACCTCGCCCACCGTGTAACGACTGATAAACCCCGCCTTAGCTAGGTCTGCAAGCATCGGAGCCACATCAATAGAGTCAGCGGGAAACAATTCCATCTTTATTTTTTTGGGTCTGTCTTCCAGACGGCCAGCTTTGTCCGCTAAGGTCCAAAGCCCGATAAAGAGAAGTCTTGTTTCAAAGCTAAGCTCTACCAACTGGTCGTTGGTGAAAAACCCAGGCTTGATATTGCGTGCGCGTGCCATTGTTAGTTGCCCTCTTGCTTCCGCAGCTTGTTCCAACAAACGCCACAAAAGTATTTGAAGCAGCGGTGAATTCCACCCTTTGCGGCAGAGGCAATTTCCATTGCATCAAGCACCTCGTGGAAACCTAGTTTTTCCACAAACATCTTTGTGCTTTGAAATTGGTCTTTGCTGCATCCAACAGTTCTATCTACACCGCAGGCATCCAGCACATCCCACGCTTGACGCTCCAGACGGTCGCGTTTAGCCTCAAGTACATCGTGGTAGCCCTGCACTTGAGACTCACGCTCGGCCACTTCAGCCGCTTTTGCAGATAGGCTTTGAGGGATGACGGTTAGGCTTGTTGCTGCTTTGCCGCGATTGCAGTTGAAGCACGCGGTTACGAGGTTGTCTATGTCATTACTGCCACCATTGGCTACAGGGTCAATGTGATCGACTTCCAAAACGATAGAAGGTGGATGGCCTCCGCAGTACTGGCAAGTGAATGCATCACGCTTAAAAACATCAAACCTGAGTTTTTTGGACATAGGCTTGCGCACTGGCTTTAAGTCGGTCATGCAGCCGCCCAAACAGCACAACCACCCCGGCGCAATGCGGTTTTTATCAACCCACATTCGCTAATTCGACGGCTGGTTTCATGCCATTCGATTCCGGTACGCTCAGCAACCTCACGCGCTGTAAGCCCTGTGCAAGCCGCTTTAACGACTGCAATGATGGCCTGACGCTCAGCGTCAGCTTTACGGCTTACAGCGGCCTTTGCAGCGGCATGGCTGGTGTCGCAATCAGTCGTGCGGCTACGGGTGTCTGTGAATGTGAGTGTTGTCATGCTGGCGTCCCATAGCTGACCACGACTGCGTTAGCGCCATCACGCGAAGAGCCCATGCTGTTGCCCGTGTAAGTGCCCTGCATTGCGCTATTAACGTATGTTTTTGGCTGTACTAGGCTGGCGTCTTTTGTAGCTGCGTAAAGCTTTTGGGCTTGCGATTCTTTGCGCTGTAGGATGTGGCTTAAGGTCATGCTGCTTGCTTGTCTTCAACAATGTCTGTAACTCTGTTTGCATTCCATGCGTCCAATGCGTCTGCATGTCGCATCCGGGCGTTGGCAGCTTTTCGCAGCGTGTCAACATTCCACTGCGCTTCAGATGTGGACAAGTGATCTCGCAGCTTGTAAACGGGGTCGCAGCCACGCTCACGCGGGGTTGGGTAACGGTCTTGCAATTGACCGGAAAACATATCTCCTTGATGAGCGTCGTTGGCATCGCCAGACTCTTCAAAACGACCAGACAAGGCTTTGCGCGCCATGTGCTTGATATGCTCAAGGCTTGTGTATTGGACGTGCGGCTCCATGCTTTGACTTGTAAAGCCACGTTGCACGGCCAGTGCTACGGACGTAGGGGATAACGCAATGGCAGAACCTAAGTTCTCAATTTCGAGGTTGATTGCGTTGGTGATGTCGTTATGCAAGCTCATGGAATGCCTCCTTAAGTTCATTAAAAAAATCAGCCATGCGCGGGGCGATACGCTCAATATCGGCGCGCATAGACGGGGTAAGTGGATCAAGCAGATTCGCAACAGATTTATGAAAAAACCCGTCACGCTCAAAGTCACGCATACGGCCCCAAAGCCACAAAACATCGGCGGGCATTTGAGGCTCTGGGGCGCGGGCGTGGCGAATCAATGCGGCGGTCGTTGGCTTGACTACCGGGTCACGCAAAGCCTCTTCAAAGACTTGCGCGGGTACGTTGGCAAGGGCTTGGTAACGGCTGGCCGTCTGGGTACTGATTCCAGTTTGTTGCAGTGCGCTGGCATAGGGGGAAGGGGTAGCCGCAACGGTGGTTTTATCCGCATCGTTGGGGGGATTAATCGTCCCTATCGTCGGGACAATTTCCTTAATTGGCCTGCCAGCATCCCCGCGTGCCAATTCCTTCAACAGTTCACCAGTACGGCGTTCAGCGCGAAGGCGAATCTCGCTGGCTTTTCGTTCGGCTTCAGTGTTGCGGGCTTGCTTTGCGTAAAGCTCAAGGGCCATTGCCTTGTCTCGAATGTCTTTGACTTCATCAATGGCGTGACATTCGGCAATGGCGTAAACCATTGCTTCGTAACGAACGATTTCAGTGGTGCTCATGCTGCTTCTCCTGATTTCCTTAGCGCTCCCTCAGATGGCGCTACTAATCCCTCGCGTTGCAATATCTTTATCAACACACTGGATGCATGTATCTCAGCAACTGCCCACTTATGCAAAACGTCGCGGACAACTTCGCTTTTGTCTTTGCCTGTGGCACGCTGGACGGCTTCGAGTACCGCATCAGCTTCAGCCGAGATTTTTGCCCGCAGGTCTATCAAAGGAAGGCTCATGATTTAAACCCTTGGGTCAGTTGTTTTGATGCTTTGGGTGGCCTTGACGCGCACCGGCTTGTTAGCCAAGCGAGCAACAACACCCATGACCCGGTCGGCTGTTGCTTGCGGCAGCAAATCGGGCCAGAGGTAGATCGTCTGGATAGCCCGATAACCCATGGCGTTAGCAGCTTTTCTGGGTGTGCCGCCGAGCATTTCAATAGCTTTTGTTTTCTTCATGGCTGTCATTGTAAACGTGTTTACAGCTTTTGAAACAACTGAATTTACAATTTAACGCGTAAAGTTAAATATGCTTTATGGACAACGGCTTTTGGTAGCAATGCAGGCCCGCAGCGATGCGCTAGGCCAGCAAATCGACCGCAAGGATATTGCACAGGTCGCCCAAACCTCTGTCCAGAACATCGGCATGATCATCAAAGACGCCAAAAAGCGCGATCAAAAGCTTCGGACGGAATCACATGAAGCCGTCGCTGCTTACTTAAAGGTGAACTCCATGTGGCTACTTAAGGAGGAGGGACGCATGGCGGTTGATGTCAGCATCATTGCGCCGTCCGAATTGACCCCCGCTGCTATAGAGCTAGCAGTTCTGTTTGACATGATCAGTCAGACAGACAAAATCCGGCGCGCCATGGCTTTTAATGCGGCCAGCACCGCGATCATGCAAGCGCTGCAAGACGCAGCCGCCACTCCTTAAGCAAAGCCTCATTCGGGAATACAAGGGTTTTATAACCCTGCTGCGCCAGCTTGCGCGCAACCGTTTTAGCGCGCCTTGCAGTCTCCTCCACGCCGCGAACTCGCGCCAAAGTCGCAGCCTCACCTCGTAACTCATGCACTGTCTTTTTATACATAGCCCATGATAACCACGGCCTACGGATAGTCGCAAGCGGGACATTGCCGGGTTAAACATAAATATATTTGTAAATTAATCTACAAATAAACGCGCACTGTGCTGTAAACGTGTTTACAATCATTCATCGCAAGCAAACATCCGGTTTGTAGCGGTTAACAAACTGGAGCAACGAATGACCAACGCAACAGGATCACTTTTCACTATCGCTGGCCTCAGTGACCTTGAGGCAGGACAAGCACGTATCGCAGCAGCTCGCGGCTATCGGTCTTGTCCAGGTCGTGCTACCGAAGGACACATGACCTTTCACTATTGCCTTGCAGACGTGCCGCTGGTCTGCGAAATCTATTGGGAAGCTGCTGAAAAGCAGACTTACACAGAACCAGGCTGGCCTGCCAATGCAACGCTTGAGGCCGCTGATTGCGGCGGCTTGAACATTATTCAGATTTTGTCAGATGACCAGATTGCAGAAATTGAAACAGCTTTTTTGGAGCAGGAATCATGAAAAAGACATTTAAAGCCCATCTGCTTTTTAACCTTGAACACAACGAATTTGATATGTGGGGTTTTGAGCCATATAGCAAAGACAAATATCTTGTACTGGGCTGCAAAGAAATCGAATTTGATATTCCAGACGGCTTCGACCCACGCCCCGCGCAAATCGAGGCTTTGAAGGCGCAAGAAAAAGCAGCAGCAGCGGCTTTCCACACCATGCAAGTAGACATTCAGCGTCAGATTAGCCAGCTAACGGCGCTGGAGGTTGCATGACCCCCTACACCACTACTGTCGGGCTTCAAATTGGCCGCTGCTACATACCCCCTGCAATGCCCGTCCAAGGCGATGCAGTAGTTATTCAAACCGTACTGCTTGCCAAGCCTTCAAACGCGACAACGCTGGGTGATAAAGCTGTTAGCTGGCTGCTAGTTGTCGCCGTGATGGTTGTCATTTATTCGATTGCTTTTGTTAGCGCGCCATGACCAAGCCAAACGATTTGCGTGTTTGGTGGATTCCACAAGTGCCAGGAAAAGCTTTTCGCGTGCCTGTTGCCAGTGCAGCAGAGGCGCAAGCGCTTTTAAATACGCTGGCGCGTTACGACCAATTCCAACTGGAGAACAGGATAAAGCCTGAATTTTGTAACGCGGGCGGGCTTGAGTGCTTTGAGGATGGTGAATGGTGTGAGTGGTACGACGAAGAAACAGGCGAAGACATTGATTCTTACGAGGCAAAACCATGACCTGCACACATGAATGCCAGCAGGGTCGAAATTGCGTTTGTAGCCTTGCCATCAAACAAGTTAAGCACTGCGACGCCATGCGTCAGCCATGCCCAAACCAGCCGGAATGTACAGGCGAATGCGACAGCCTAAAACAGCACTTAGACCAGCATCGTCAGGTGATTGATATGAACCCAAGCTGGCGCGATATTTTCGATTGGCAGCCCATTGCGGGCGCGATTGCTTTGGTTGGTTTTGCCGGTTTGGTTAGCTGGTACTTTTTCTAAGGGGTATGAAATGAATGCAGAAAAAACACACTGGAAGCGGCTGCAAAATCCTGATTACATCGGTGCGTATTGGTTGCCACCGGGTGAGGATGTGACCGTGGCGATTGATTTTGTTGTTCGGGAAGTGATCGTTGGCACTGGTGGGAAAAAAGAGGAATGCACTGTTGCACATTTAAAGGGCGGCGTGAAGCCTTTTATCTTGAACGCGACGAACAGCAAAACGATTGCCAAGCTCTACGGGAATTACATCGAGGATTGGGCAGGCAAGCCGATCACGCTGTTTGCCAGCACTGCAAAGCTGGCGGGCGATACGGTTGAATGCCTGCGCATCAGGCCGGTTGTTGCGACTCGCCAAAAGCGCCCAATCAATGAAGAACGGTTTAAAAAGGCTTTGGCGGCGATACAGGCCGGAACCTATACAGCCGATGAATTGTCGGCTGGCTACGCCCTGACTTTGGCGCAGGAATCGACGCTGGAAGCCGCCTTAGAAGCGATGGCGGGCGCTGGCGTACCGGAGAACGTCGGTGCATAAATTCAGAGCATCTAGCCTCGGGTTAATCATGACCGACGCGCAAAGCATCGACCCGGCGTTACTCACTGACGAACTGGCGACGATCAGCCGCAAGACCAAAAAGACCGACGAAGACCGGGCAATCCTTGCGCCATTGTGGGAGCGCAGTTTGTCGGCTGGCGCAAAGACGGTTATCAAGTCGCTGGCTAAACAGTCGGTTTACGGTTACGACGAACAAATTAGCGGCAAGTATCTCGATAAAGGTATCCAGTGCGAAGACGATTCGATTGACCTGTACAACGCAGTATTTTTCACCAGCCACAAGAAAAACACCGAGCGCAAAACCAACGACTGGATAACTGGCGAATGTGACATTTTCACACCAGCCAAAATTACCGACATTAAAAGCTCGTGGTCGTTGCAGACCTTCCCGGCGTTGTCAGAGGATGGCGCAGACAAGCTCTACGAATGGCAGGGCCGCGCTTACATGATGCTGTGGGCGGTCGAGAAATTCGAGATTGCTTACTGCTTAGTTAACACCCCTGACGACCTAATCGGCTACGAGCGGCCAGAGCTTCATTACGTCGAGCATATCGCGCCAGAACACCGAATCACTACCGTCCAGTACAGCCGTGATTTGGCGCTGGAGGACAAGATTAAAAACCGCTGCACTGTGGCGAATGAGTATCTGGATCAAATGATTCGGCGCATTGCAAATGAACACACTTACTAAAGGCAAAAATGACTGAATTTGACAATACTAATCGAGGCGTACTTTTCAAAAACGAGCGCAAGACCAAAGACAGCCAGCCAGGGTACACCGGGTCGCTCAACGTAGACGGCGTTGAATTTTTCCTTGATGCATGGGTGAAAGAAGGCAAAAGCGGGAAGTTTTTCAGCGTGTCCGTCAAGCGCAAAGACAAGCAGCCAGAGGCGCAACGGCCCGCAGCGCCAGCACAGCAGCGCCAGCCGCCAGCACGTCAGGCAGCGCCAGCGGCCAGCGGCTTTGATGATCTGGACGATAGCTCGATTCCCTTTTGATCATGCCAAGCACTGGCGAAACAAAAAAAGAGCAAAAGCGGGCGTATGACAAAACGCCCAAAGCGCTCGCAGTACGGGCTGCGTATCAAGTCAAATACCGAGCAGCACAAAAAAATGGCGGCGTTGACGCAATCCCGAGCTTAAAAATTGACCCGCAGGCGTTGCTTGCGGCGCTATCAAACTGGAAACAAGCATGACGTACCTTTGCCCGACAACGATTAAAACAGCAGGCGAGACGCTGCAGTGGATATGCCACGGCCAAGCCAAGAAAAATGGCTGGTGGTCGGATATGACCAGCGGCGCAGATTTGACAAGCAAGGGTTATCCGCTGATAGCACCGACAAAAAACGTGGGCGAACTGTTGTGCTTGGTTCACAGCGAAATCAGCGAAGCAATGGAAGGCCACCGCAAATTGTTGAAAGACGACAAGCTACCGAATCGCTCGATGCTTGAAGTTGAACTGGCAGACGCCGTTATACGCATTTTCGATATGAGCGGCGGGCTTGGTCTGGACGTTGCAGGCGCGATAGCTGAGAAGCTAATTTTTAACGCCACAAGAATCGACCATACGCTAGAAAGTCGCCGCGCTGTTGACGGCAAGAAGTTTTGAGGCTTGATATGAATATAGCAGTTGAAGCAGAGTTGCGATTAGTCGAAGTCATACGCGAGGCACGCACACTTGTTGCCGACATGAAAGAACTCAAAAAAGAGTTTATGGCAAAGATTGACACGCTGCCGAAATCGCAAGCTTTAGACAGGCAATTTTTAAAGCAGCAGGTCTCAGTGTTGAACTCAAAGATTAATGTACTCAAGCAACAAATGGACTCGTCTCATGCAGCAGCATCAAAGATGCACGGCAATTTGAAGTGGAGGGATGCCGTATTAGCTCTGTACGGACAAGAAGGTTATCAGGCTTGCATTGATTATTTTCAAGGCAAAGAAGCTCAAGCAGCCATTACTCAAGGACCGATATGACTGACGACATTCACTCATGCAGTTTGTTTTGTGACTTACCGGCGTGCATAAAGCGTCAGCGCGACGAATATCGGCAAGGGCTGATAGATGCGCTGCCAGTACAGCCAGCCGCACCTGTAGCGCTTACCGACGCTCACCTTTGCGTCATATTGCTAGGCATTGAGCCAACAACAAAGCGACTGCCGCCAGGGTTTAAAGAATTTGCCCGCGCAATTGAAGCCGCCCACGGTATCGGCACCACACCACAACCTGCGGAGGGTGAGATATGAGTAGTGAATATCTGTCATCGGGTGAGCTTCACGACCTCACGGGGTACGCACGCCACGGCCAGCAGGCAGCGTGGATAGCGCAGCACGGCATCCCGCATCGGCTTGACGGCAAGCGCGTGATCTTGTCCCGAATCCATGCCAGAGATTGGCTCGAAGGGCGTACAGTGGCGAGTTCAAACGGCTTAAATCTGGCAGCAATCAAGTGAAAAAAAGCAAGTACCCACGCCTGCGCAGCAAGTCTTACAGGACGGTCGGCGGGCGCGTCCTAACCTACTACGTCTACGATATGCGCGGTACAGGCAAGTCAGACGTTAGGCTGGGTACTGACTATGCAAGTGCAATCGAGCAATGGCACAAGCTGCACAACCATATCCCGCTGACCATAGGGCGCGTACAGCAGGCAATCGACCAGTGGCGCGACGAAATACTACCGAACTACGAATCAGTCAACACCCGAGCGCAGTACAAAAGCTACCTCAAAAATATAGAGTCAGCTTTCGGGCAAATGGCTTGGCATGAAATCGAGGTTTACACGCTGCAAATTTACCTAAATAAGCGAAGCGCAAAAGTGTCCGCCAATCGTGAATTGGCTGTGCTGGCTGTTGTTTGGGGTCAGGCGCGCAAGTGGGGGATGACCAAAGAAACCTATCCAGCGCGGGGATTAACGGATTTTGGCAACAAAGAAAAGCCGCGCAAGGTCGAAGTGACCGACGCGATGTTTGACGCGATCTACAGCAAGGCAGACCGGATATTGAAGGATGCAATGGACATTGCCACGGCTACAGGGATGCGGATTACCGACGTTCGCACTGTGCGTATGCCGGTAGACGGAAAGCTGCGATTTAAGGCCAGCAAAACGGCCAAATGGGCTTATTTTGACGTTGCTGACTCGCCCGTACTTTCAGCGATGGTAGAGCGCCGGGAAGCCAGCAAAGCGCATTGCGTCATGCTGCTGGCAAGCGATACCGGGCGGCAGGTAAGCGAATGGATGCTCTGTGAAAAACGCTGGAATGAAGCCAAGCAAGCGGCAATCAAGGCGTTTCCAAGGCTTAAATCTGACTTATCCGGTCTGTACCTGCGCGACTTGCGAAAACGTGCCGCAGACCTTGCCGACGATATGGAAAGCGCGTCCAAGCTATTGCAGCATTCAAGCGTGAAGCTGACCAGTGACCACTACCGAACGAAACCAACCAAATTGAAGGCTGTGCGATGAATGAACTTGAAACGCTAACAAAAAGCCAAGCGCAAACTTTAGCTGCTATTTGCAGTGAAATTGGGTGGATTGATTACTGGATGTTGCGGGCTTTAGGCGGGTCGGCCTCGTCTTGTCCTAAGCTGATAAGGCTGGGTTTGATTGAAGTGCGAGAGGTAGGTGTTTACCAAAACAGAGAATGGCGCATGGCTCAGATAGGCGTACCGCAAGACGGCAGTATTGAAATGCTGGTACTTCAAAAACTTATTGACAACCAGCACAACGGCGGCGGTGGGATATGTTTTCTTGATTTTGCTAAGGAATTAGGCATCACAGACGAATCCCTTAAAGACGTTATTGACAACTTACGCACTGGCAATTTTATAAGGCGATTGCTTCATTAATTCGCGGCTGAATTCGTAGGCGCATCAATTCCCGTAGCTATAGAGAAAAGCCTTTAAATAGCGATTCTTTGCGCCTAAAACCGGGCTGCAAGCCACTGTTTACGCCATTCTGTACCCTGATACCGAGTCAAACCTAATCACCTGTTTTATTTAATTAAATCAATAGGTTAGGTGATAAATAGGCGCATGAGTAGGCGCATGAGTAGGCGCAATCACTTCACACAACCAAACTAAAAGGCAATGCGATGACAGAGAACACAGAAAAAGCTCCTGCAAAGAACCCGATACAACCGCTTTCCAATGATGCGCATGGCGTGCTACGTTTCAAGCCCAATGCCATCGTGCAACACCTGCTGGACACGCACAGCAGCTGCGACATGAACACATTAAGGGCGATGAACTTCACGAACGACGACCGCCAGCAATTCGCGCAGCTAATCGGTTACAGCCTATCTGGGTACGGCGATCTAAGGAGCTATGTGGACGACGAAAGCTATAGCGTAGCCGTCCACGTAGCCGACAGCATTGATGAAAGGGACGCCCGCATAACTGTCTTGGAGAAAAAGTTGGCCGATTTACGCGCTTTTGTAATTACGCTCCGAGAACCGATGGCCCAGCTTTTTGAGATGCACCCCGATGACCTTTAAGCCGCGTAGCCAGTATTTAAAACGGTTGGCGCATCGTGGGCGCAATCACCTAACCGGCCAAGCCTCACTCAAGGTTTTGGCGTCGTTGGAATGCCCATCAGCTTGGCCCGCCAGGTTCGTATAAGCTGTTCCGCACTGAGCGAGTAAGACTGAGGCGGCATCGGCGTAGTCAATGCTGGCGCTGCAGGTATCGCCGGGCAGGCGCAGGGCAACGGCGGCGGTTTCGAGGGCGTCGCGCAGGCGCTGAGACTCAGAGCGAGCGCCAACAGCGTCAGCCTGTAAGCTGCGGTTTCGCACGACAGCCGCGTTTTGGGCAGCGATGACACCGTTTGTGCGTGCGGATTCGATGTTTCTGTTTTCACGGTCGGCCTCTTTTTGTTGGCTCAGTTGAATGAATTTTTCAGCGTCCCACGCAGCCCGGACGTTTGCTTTACCATCCCGATACGCAAGGCCGTGCGTAAACGTCAGCACAGCGGCCAACGCAAGGGCTACCCACACACGCGGGCTGAGTAGGGCCATCATGCAAACGCCTTGTAAGCCGCTGCCAGTTTTACGTCGTAGCTGTTGATCGCAAAATTTGCGCCGTTATACCTGCGAGCAAAATCAGCCCACCGGCGATCACGCAAAAAGATGGCCATGCCTTCGTGCTGAATGAACGCAACAAAGGCTTCGAGCTGTCGGCCCTCGCTTTCGTACATCGCAGTGATGAACGATTGCAAGCTGTCAAAGCCCGCAGGTACATGGTTGAAGCCCATAATCTGAAACTTGCCCCAGCTTGCGGATTCCAGCGCGGCATGACGGTCCAAGGCTACCGCTTCGGCCAGCCGGTCGTGCTCTGCTTGCCCGCCCAAGTAGCCGCCTGGTTTCTGGTTGCTGATGCGGGGGTGCGATATGTCAAACAAGCGGCCTGTGCGCTTACTGAACTGATGGCGCTCAAACAAGATGACCGGCTCACCGCTGGGCAGGAAACCGCCCTTCGGAGCTTCCACCTGGCACACGGCTTTGATGACAGCCACCGAGCACCCGAGGGTCGCAGCGGCGTCCGCAAAGTCTTGCGCTGTCAGGGCTGGTTTGGTCACGGCGCAACGTCCGGTTGTTTTACAAACTTACCGAACAAACCGAGCATGACAATTGCAAAGCAAACCCACGAAACCGTTTGCCCTACTTCGACGGGCAGGTTTTCTTTAATGGATTCAGGGATGCTTACCCATGCGCCTTGCAGGCCGCTGGCGGCGGTCAAGGCAATAGTTGAATAGTGCCGCCATGCGCCGCGCACGTCATCGATTAGTTTCATTTTTTGACCTCAATTTTCACCGTCGCGTTTGCTATCGGCAAAACAAGTGGCACAGCCGCTGCACCTGATACTGGTGCTGGTGCTGCAACTGGTGCGGGCGCTGGCGCTGGTGGCTTTGCGACTACTTCAAAAATGTCGGTATTCCAACCCACTTCATGCTCGAAAATCAAGCCCTTGATTACAGCCGTACCTGAGAATCTGTAAAACCCCGGCGGGGAGTTTTCAGGCACTACATTGACGCGGGTTGATACGCTGGAGCAACCCGGATCAATCGTGATGAGCACGCTTTCCAAAATGAGTGCAGGCTGGTTTGAGCTTTCCCGCACCAGCTTTCTGCTGCTCTTGTAAGTAACGGGTGTTCTTTGTGTATTGCATCGCGTAGCAGTAGCAGTAGCAACCCCGCCCGGATAAATCTTTTGTGCTGTCACCGGAAATGGTAGTGGCGTGTAGCTGATGTATGGCTTTTCAAAGTAGGCTGAATAAACGTAAACACCTGCCACCAGTATTATCAGAAATGCGAGCATTGCCGACAGGACCGTGCGAATGGTTTTGAGTGAGGGCGTGTTCATTTCAGATGTCCAGTAATAAAGTTAAAGATGTATGAAGCCATTGCAAGCACTGCGCCGCCGAGCGCCAGGATGCCCCACCTCATAGCCTTGTCTCTATCGGTTATCAAACTGTTAACCAGGGCTTCGAGATCTCTAATTCGCTTGTCGGTGTTCTGCGCTAACAGCGCGGCCTCTACTTCTGCTGATGGCATGTTTATCCTTTAGAGCTTTTTGATCGCGTAGTACGCGGTTTCGAGGTGGCTGCAAATTGCGTTAATCGCTGCTGTGTGCACGGGCGCAGCATTCAACAGCGGCGCAACCAACGATGGCGAAGGTCTTAGCATGGCTTGCCAATCAATATTGAGCGCTGCCTGTGCCACTACTTCAAAAACCGCCTCATCCGGCGTTAGCGTGGTTTGTCGCAGAATGGCTTTGATGCCCTCTGCAATGTCTTGCGCTGACGTAGCCGTAGTGACTTCAAAGCCCGCGCCGCCCTTGTGCCACAGCATCGGGTTGCTGTATTGGGGTACTTTGAAACTCCAATCGGCCATTCCTGGCAGGGTATACTTTTTGTCGCTCATAGAGGCTTTGCTTTCGTTTAGACGTAAAAAAACCGCTGGTTAGGCGGTTGGGTTTTGGTGTGCAGGCGGTCAAGCTAAATTGCTACTGCCGCAAGAAACAGCGCGTCAAGCTGTGCACTGTTCAAACCCAACACTTGCCCCATTGACAACACCAGCGGCTGTGTGCGCGTCACTTCGCTGCTAAATTCCCACTCGATACGTGCTGCATCGCCTTGTACGCCGGTCATTGCTGCAATTGCTTGATTGACGGTGGCGAGCTTGCCGTCGCTCAAAAGGGCAAGACGTGCCTGCCTCATGCTGACAACTTGAGGGATCACTGGAGGCTTGATGGGCGGTGCTGTGTAGGTCGTGCCGTTATCCAGCCAGCCCGCCTGTACTGCATCAGGACAAGAGCGAAATAGTGCGACAACTTCAGGCATGAAAAGGTTTGCCGGGTCGTTGCCTATAACTTGGACAACAACATTATTCTCAGAGCGTGCGTATTTCATTTGCGGCCTTAATAAAAGATTAGGACTGCTGCTGCGCCGCCTAATGCGCCGCCTGCGGTAGTACCAGAGCCGCCGCCACCGCCGAAGCCGCCATTGCCGCCCGTCATGTTGCCTGAGCTACCGCCTGCACCACCACCACCACCACCGAAACCACCATCACCCCCGGCGTTATTACTTGCGCTGCCACCGCCGCCGCCCGTACCGCCCGCACCGCCCACTGAACTGTTGGCTCCGGGACCACCGCCTGCGCCTAATTGCCCATGCCCGCCAGTGTTGCCGCTCCTGCTGCCACCAAGCCCTTCAAGTCCAATCAATAAAGGATCAAGGCTTGGAATTGTCAAACCGCGTCCACCGTAATCAGTAGAGCCTGCACCGCCGACACCACCGCCGCCGCCGCTGGTAACGCTAGCGCCGCCCCAACCAGAGCCGCCAAATGCGTTTGCAGCGAGCGAACTCCCAGCAACACCAGCGCCCAAAGGAGAACCACTAGAGCCACCGCCCGACCCGGCAATACCGGACGACCCAGCGCCGCCGCTGAAATTGCCGCCGCTGGTCACAGCAGCATTTTTGGATGCTGTTCCAGCCGTAGCTCCGGACGCTGGGTTAGCGGTCAGCATCGTCACGCCACCTTTCACGACCGTTGCCACACCTGCAGCAATGTTGATCGTGAGCACGTCACCGGCAACCACTGCAATATCACCGTAAGCCATGCCACCACCGCCGCCAGCCGTACCAGCGCCGCCCAAGCCGCCAGCGCCTACGGCATAGGGTCGGGCCACCGTCACGCCTGTGGGGATGGTGTGGGTTGTGCTGCTAGTGATGAAAGCTTTACGGACAATCGGCGGCGTTTTTATGCTGTCTTTTTTTGGTGGCAAAAATGTACTTAGGTTGCTCATTGGGATGCCCTTTTTAAGTTGTTGGCAGTCTGCGCGCCGTTTTCGACCAAATTGCGCGGTAGCAATGACGGGTATATGCCACCCACCAGCAGAAGTGTTCTTTGATGGTCATGGTGTTAATACCTTGTCAAAATAGATGAGTTAACAAAGCCTTTTTTGATCGCTGCGCCGTAGTCCAGCAATCCCGCAGTAACGCCAAATTTGCCGTTGCCCGCAGCGCCTGTGATGTACGCAGCATGAATATTTTTTGACACCACCACCGCTCCCGACAGCCCGTTCAAAATGTCCCGGAAAACAAAGCCAAAAACGTCATCGTCGCCCGTCGCCAGTGCAATCGCGTTGGCGCTTATTCGCTTTACAAACCGACCAGCGAGGATGGCCGCGCCGCTGTTGTTAAGCATCCGTCGCGTGTAGCCCAGGTCTGGATAAATTTCGTACTGGATATTTTTTTCGCTGACGGGGTTTGTCGTGATGGCTGCGTTTATGAGCGTGATAACGTCTGCATTAGTAGCGGCTGTTAAGTTGGTGTTAAACGTGCAGGTCTGCACGCCGATGGTGAGTAATTTATTCGTTACTGAGCAATCGCCCAGCCTTGCGCCGAGGCTCTTGGTCGTGCCTGTTTTGATCCACTTGTCGCCCCGCCCTAGCTCGTCAGTCACGCCGAATATCAGCGCCGCCGCTGTGCCGCTTGGCACTTGTCCTGCGGTTGTTGTCAGCACCAGCATATCTGCATCGGCTTGAATCACTGCGCCGTCATACACCCCGCCATACTCCCATTCATAGCGATCAGCAGCACGGTCAGTGTCAAGCTCACCCGTGGCTACTGCTTGTTGAATTAAGCCAAACTGGCAATCAGTCAGAACCAAGCGGCTTTTGTTGCCGCCGCCCAGGCTTTGAACGTAAACCGAAGCCGCTGTTGCGTCGGGAGAGCGGCAGCCGATTAGCTCCACAAGCGAAGGTTTGGCGGAAAGCGGTATGCCGGGAACGGATATTGTTGGCCCAACATTGTGAAAACCAAAGGCGGGTAAAGCACTGTCTGTCTTGCGGTGTTCTGCAATCACATCTTCAAAACGAATGTGCTGGCCGCTGGAAGTGCCGCAGCCAAAAATCCATGCGTTTTGATTTGCGCCGCCTGTCAATTTCAAGCGCCTGAAGGACTGCCGCAGTCGCCGAACTTGGTCTACCCCGCCCAAACTGACTTTGTTGAAGTCATCACTGTGGATAGCATATTCACCAAGCCATGTGCTGCCGTTGCCCGTGTCTGAAATTATCGTAAGGCCGATAAACTTGGTTTCAAAGTGAGCCTCGATAAGCGCATCTTCTACGTTGCTTTCTTTGGCGATAAAGGTCTTGTCCACACCTAAACCGCGAATGCTGACAAACTCTGGGATGGCTAGAAAAGTAGCGTTGTAAGTGCCTTCGTCTACGAGATCAATCAAAATCTGATAGTCGTAGCAAGAACGGGCGCAAATTTGAGAGCCTGCTTCGTAGAGCGATTCCACTGCGGCACGCAAAGTGGCGAATGTGCGGCCAGAGCCTACTTTGATAACTTCGTGCCATACGTCACGGCTGAGATAGTCCGATACCATTTCATCACTACGTAGCTTGGTTGAGCTGATACCGGATTGCGTGGCAAGCGTGTAGTTGTAGGTTCCCGTAATCGCTTTTGCCCAATCGAGCCGCATCACAGCATAAATTCCGCCCCAGCCTACGCCTAGCGTGCTTCTAGCCAGCTTCCAAACAGGCTGCAGAGTGTTGTAGTTTGAAATCGTTGCAGTGACAACTGCTCTAGCTACATCAACGCCTGTCGTAATATTTCGCAACGTGAAGGAACAACGGAAGGTCTGAATTTCAACTTGCGAGAGAATGTAAACGTGAGCCGGGTCGGCACCGTAAACAAAAATATCTTTGACAAAAGAGCGTAAAAAATCGTTGCTCAGTGTGTCAACAAAAGGCAGCTTTAGGCCGCTGGTCAGTGACGCATTGGCATTGACAATTCCCGTGGCTACGGCTTGCTGAGACGCTGTCAACGCTGCTGACGAAGCCGCCGTATCAGCCCGCATCAGTGTGGCAGCGCTGCCTGCGTAAATAGCAAAGACGGCAGCAGCTTGCGAGAAGTCAACAACAAGCGTGCCGGTAATGCCTGAGCCACCTAGCGCAGTCATCGTGAACTCTTGCCTGCCGGTGTAAGTCGCGCCAGCAGAGACAAAAGACGCTACATCAATCGCCCCCGTTCCCGCTGCATCGTCGAGTTGTTGGATGGTGCAATTAAAGCGAATGCCGCTGTCATCTTTGAAAAAATAGCGCACCCAATAAAACTTTGTGACGTTCGCGCCGTAGAGTTGCAGCTTTTTAATCGGTAGCAGCAACGCATTGGCGGTTGGTACAAAAATACTGGCCTGTCCCAAATTCGTAACCGCGGTTGAACTCGGATAGCTGGCAATCAGCGCGGAGGTCGTGGAATTTGTGCGGCGATACTCAAGCGCCGCTACATCGCCAGTTCCCTGCACCTTAAATGCCACGCCATCGGCTACAGCGGCGCGGCCTAATGCCTCTGTGGTGTACACGCCAGCGCCGATGATGGCCGCATCACGTGCGGATTCGGCTTGCGTTTTGGCGGTTTGAGCTAATCCGGCCTGAGTTGTCGCAATGCCCGCCTGCGTCAGCGCTGTCGCCGCATTAAGGGCCGCAGTCGGAAACTCCGCGACGATAGCGGCATCAACCAAAAATCTCCATGCGTTACCTGCATATTCAAGCGTGATCCTCACGCTCGGCGCATCAAACACCATGTCTTCGAGTATCGGAGCGCCTAGATCGTTGACAAGCAAACCCGATCCGTTACGCGCCACAATATTGTCGATTCGGTTGTTTGCAAAAGTGATCTCTACTTGCATTCCAGTGGCGGGCAAAGCTGGCAGCGTCAGAGTGGACAGCGCTGCATTCGTCATAACGTAGTGATTGCCAGCCGTGGCAGTGATCGACGTTCCAGTGACTGCGACGATTGGGCGATTCGAGGTGATAAGCTGCCAGCGGGCCGTGTCTGTTGCCGGATCAGTCGTGCTGACGCCAGCGGTCAACGACATATACGGACGGCCATTGGTCAGGCTGATTGCGCGCTGCCCTGCTGTGTAATTCGTTCCAGACACCCATCCAGGCAAAGCAGCAGACTGCGCAGCGGTTTGAGCGCTTAAAGCAGCGGCGGTTTTCTCCGCAGTGGCAAGCGTGACTTGGTTAATGGCAAGCGTTACCTGGTTAGTCGCATTAGTGGCGCTGTTTGCGGATGACGTAGCACTGTTTGCAGCGTTTGTCCCGCTGGTCGCTGCGTCGGTTGCATTTGCAGCCACGTTTGTAAGCGCAAGCCTAAGCTGCGGTATCTGCACGTTTTTAGTGAAGTCATCCAACGCAATAGCTCGGGCCGAAAATGTAGCCCGGTCTGCGCGGTCAGGACTTAGGCCGGGGTCGGTTAGGACAGGTGGTGTAGCAATTGGCATCTAGATCAACCCTTTGACGTTAATATTTATAGTGGAATAGACCGGGCCTTCATATGTCACGTCGCCTGACGCAAGCCCGAATACGCTTAAGCCCTCGTAACCCGTCTGGTCGGTGGCTATCCAGACCGCAGGAATATCGAGGACTGACTGAATCGTTAACAGCGCTGCATCGGCGTCTGCCTTGGGGACGACCGCTCGTATATCGAGGTCGGTGGCTTTTGCGCGCCTGATGATTTTTGTATTACCGAATACGTCGGTGCTGATATAGCTGTACGTGATCGGTTTGGCTTTTGCGCCTGCCAATGTGCCGCCGAAACCGTCAGACAACATCAGGCTTCTAAGGTCGCCTATTGCAAACATTCCGGCTTTGACCGCGATGCCTGCGCCCGCCGATAATGTGATCGTCAATTCAGGGTCGGCTTGCGGCAATATGTCTTTAAAAAACGCCTTGCTTGACGACCGAATAACACCAAAATAGTAATCGTAATAGTCAATCGGAGGCTCTAACAGGTCGATGGTTTTGGTGTAGAAAACAGCACCTGCAGGCGCGTCTTTGACACTGACGCTGACTGTCGCGCCGTCTAAACCATAAAGAGCAATGGCGTTAAAAAACCCCGGCCTGATTACCATCGTTAACGGTGTGACGATAGTGCTTTGCGAGCTTACAAGCGTGTCAAAAACCGCCCACCTATTTGTCGGGCCAACATCAAGCCAGCGCGTCGGCGAGCTTTCGGGCAATGTCGCATCGACGCCCGCAATAAGGTTTTCATAAATGCGGTGAGTTTCAACACGAATGACTTGCTGGCCTATCGTGTAGCTTGTCGCCGCCGCCCAAACCGCTTCACCGGCTGCAGGCTCTGCAATCGTGCTACTGGTCAACATGGGCGTAGTCACTGCGAGAGGGACTAAAACGAATGGGCCGCTCATTGCGCCATCTCCACCAACAAAGGCCGGGTCTGTTGACCTTGCAGCACTTTAGCCGAAGAACTAGCCGATTCGTTACCGCGCTCTTGTGCATCAATCATTTGGGTCATCCTTGCTTCAAGCGCCTCAACAGCTTGCAGCAATTGCGCGTTGCTGCTGCCGTTGGCTGCGGGGTTGTAGGCTTTGGGGACAATCGCCTCACCTTCGTGGATTTTTGCAACCATGTCTGCGGGGACGTAGTTAGTGCCTATCCTGAATTCCGGTAGTCCGTTGTCACGCGCAAACTTGTTGCTAGTGCCTGGTGCGAAGCCCGCTAGTGCGTCCAGTGAAACCGCGCTGATACCCGCCTCAATGGCGCGGGTGTAAATTGCCAGCGGGTCGTTTACGGCAAGTTTGGCCTGTATGAACGCCACAGCCTCGGCACCAGTGAACGATGAGCCGTCTTTTCCGAAAACGTCGATTCCGGTCTGGTTGTAAACGCCAATAGCACCTCCTGTGCTTGCGTAAACATCCTGCGATGTGCCTGCACCTGTACTGATCGATGTACGTTTCTCAGTGGGCAGCTTGACGCCGCTGCCACGAATCTGGTCAATAGCTGAGACTGATCCGATAGCGCCGGTTTTTAATGACCCCAGCAGGGCAGTAATCAAGACGCCTTGCGCCTTTATTTCATCGATGAAGGCAGTCTGCAAGCGTTCAACCGCACCGCCCACGCTCAATACGCTGGTATCAATACCGCGTAAAGCGTTGAATTGTTGCAGCGCTGATTCTGACTGCGCTTCAAGTTGCAACAACTGATCCTCGGCAATCTTTACCGCCCGCTCGGATTCGCTGAGTTGATCGCCTGCAACATCTTTTAACTGCGCTAATTTGGCCGCAAGCAACAACCTGGCTCGCTCTGCTTCAATTTTTGTCGCAAAGTTGTTGTCACCCAAGCCACCAGTTGCGGCAGCAATCGCCTGCTGCAATTTCTGCTGGTCAGGCAAACCGCCGCCAGATGTGGCGATGCGCAACGCATCCTGAATAAACGAGCCGCCCTGCCCCGCTTGCTGTGTTTGAGTGCTTTCAACACTGCCGTATAACTGTTCAACTTGATCGCGCAGCAGCGTAAAGACGCCAGAGATTTGCGTTCGGGTTTGGTTGGCTGCGTCACGCACTACACCGATGCGGGTTTTCTCTGCAGCAATGGCTTGCTTGATACCTTCAGCGGCTGCATTGGTCGCAGCCTGTGCGCCGGAAAAACCAGCGGTAGCGTTCGCAAGGGTTAGCGCAGATGCGGTCTTTGCTGCCTCTTTGAGTCTTGTAGCAGCAGTGGCGATAGCGTCGGCTGTCGCTTTGGTGGCGACATTTAAATCTTCCTGTGCGTAGATTTGTTTGAGTATCGACCTAGTCGAGTCGTCCGTTGCATCGCGCAGGGCAATACTCCGCTCTGTCTCCGTACCTTTCAAGATTGCCAGTCGGTCGGTCAGTCCTTTGTTTGTAGCGGCAAGTGCGTCGGCTGCGGAGGTGGCTTTTTCGGTTGAAAGAGTGGCAGCATCCACAGCAGCGATTTGCACACGCAGGGACTTCGCGTAGTTGTAAAGGGCCAACTCCCCCTCCGACAGGCCTTTGGTGTCGATCTTGAACTGAAGGGCGTCGGCACCCGCTACATCCCCGCGCTTGCGGGCTAGTTCAATTTCCAGCGCTGAAATGCCCGCGCCAAAATTCGCCATGCTTGCTGTTAGTGCTTCAGCCGCTGTTTTGGCTGCTTGCCGCGTTTTAATTTCCTCACGCAACTCTTGGTTGTAATCGTATGCGGCGATCTCTAGCTCGCTGTAGCCAGCAGTGGCAATGAGACGGCGGGCCTTTTCTGCCTCGCCAGTTTTGCCTTGCAATTCCAAAATGTCAGCGCCGAGACTTAGGCCGTCTTTTTGCAAGCCCTTTAGGGTGTCGCTGATGGTTTCAACAGCAGCAACGACAGTTTTAACAGCGGCAGCGGCCACTTCAGCGGCAGGCGTGATACCGGCAAACGCGTCAGCGACACCAATCAACGATGCGTAGGTTTTGCGGCCTGACTCTGTTGTAAGGTCTTGCGCTTCTACGATTGCGCGGAATGATTCGCGTGTGGCTGTAGCTGCGTCAAGCCCGCTGCCTGCAGTCGCTGCGTTAATGCTGGCGATTGTTTGGACGCGCTTTTCTTCTTCGCTGTAAAAGTTTTCGTAATATGCACCCAAGTTCGCAGACAGTTTTTCAAGCCCACCACCGGCGGCAATCAATCCTGCAGCAGCGTCAAAACTGAGGTCGCGCAGCGCTGCGAAGGGCAAACCCGCCACGGCGGTGCGGAAGCTTTCTATTTCGGTTATTTGCTTGTCAATAGTCGCAGCAAAGTTTTTCAGCGCATCGCCGGATAGCGCGTCAATGTTGACATCTTTGAGCTGGTCTGCAATGATTTTTGGCAGGTCGGATGCGGATTGCAAAGCTTGAAGCGTCGCCTGGATAAGTTCGTCTTTATATTCAGCGATAGCTTGTTCGGGTGTCTTTGATCCGCGATTGTTCTGAAAGCCCAACCCTGTAGCGCCCTGCCCGAACGTCACGCCGTTGGCGAATGTGCCGCCAGCGTATGAAAAGCCCTTGCCCTTTTCCGACGACTCAAAACCAGAAGCAAAGTTGCCTACCTGCTGCGAGCTACCTACGCGGGTAAGCAGGCTGTTAATAGCGCCAATTACAGCGTCCTGCGCTTTCATTTGACCGCCGAAATCAACGCCTTTATTTGGGCCACCAGCGATTCGGGTTTCACTGCCTGCGACGTATTCATATTGCGAGCCAAAGCGTGAATCTTTTTTGCCGCTCAAAATTGCCGCTACCGCACCAGCCGCAATAATTGCCCAACCGACCGGCCCGATGGAACCAAGCGCGGCCGTGATGCTGCCACCAATACCGGCAGCGCCAGCAGCCGCCGTGCCAAATGCACCGTTGGTTGCCAGTAGGCCAGTTATGCCCGTGCCTGTGACGTTTGCAGCAACCGTGCCTAATGCGTTCGCAATAGACATACCGCCCGCAATTACCTGGCTGGCGACCGTTCCCACGCTGCCAAGGC